CCGTGACGAACATTGCAGGACTAACCCTACGTCTACCATCCCCACGCTTTTCCATCTTGCCCAGACGCTGTAGGTTGTTCAGATGCGTATAAATTGACTGTTTCTCAAGACCAAGATACTGAGCAATATCAACGGTTGTTTTCGGCTCAATGCAATACTTTAGAATCTTTTGTTGTGTTGACATATGTTCTCCATAAAAGGATACATTAAGCTATCTAAACAGATCAATCAAGAAGTATTAACTTAGTGATAACCCTTACTCTGTTTATTTTAAATATAGTTCCCCTACCCTTATACCCACCCACCGTAGTAGTTGAGGATAAATCCTTTACGACAGACCTGTGCGTTGTAACGCTTATGGCAGGCATCTCACCCCACCCGTAGATTCCCTAAATTACTAGCAGTCCTTGCAAGCAATAAAGATCAATACCTACAGTAAATGGTTTTACTAGATTTCTCTAGTCTGTCTATATCCTGTTCGATTTCTCTACTAGGGCGTGCGGGTCACACGGGATAAAGCGTAGTAATAACTGTATAACTGACCTGTTCTGGGTACGAGTGGTCACTCTATTAGCTGATGCGCCCTGACAGCTGTTTAAAAAAACAAAAAAGCCGTTTTAATCTGTATCCTGGTGAGAGAATCCACTATCGTTTTTAAGGCGAAAGTGAATCAGGCTACAGACTAAAACGGCTTAGTTATCTCTCACGACAACAATTTGATTCTGCCACCGTCTTTCCGATGTGTCAAGGTCTAAAGCTAACCTGATGAAACATGACCCTTATCATTGATACGTTTCTGCTTGCTAAAGGCTTAATCAGTCTAATGTAATTCTGGCCAGATTTGTTGCCAGTTGGGGATTTCTTTTCTTGACCATTTGCCATCTGATTTCTTTTCAAGCTCGGCAGCCAGCAACACTAATTTATCGCTAGGCAAACCATTGTTGCGCCATTGACTTACGGCGGGTGGACTGACACGACATAGCTTGGCTACAGCAAATGTGCCACCTAATGTTTGGATGATTTCTGTTGTATTCATGTTAGATAGCTTAACAGATGAGGTTTTGTATGTGTTGACTTATCTGTTTAGATACCTTAATATCTATCTTACTGACATACCCGTCAGGACAACATATAGGTGCATAAATGAAAGAATTAGCAAAAGCATTAGTCACGGCTCAGGCAGCAATGTCACACGCAGCCAAAGATAGTAAAAATCCCCACTTTAAATCTGCATACTCAAGTCTGGCATCAGTCATTGACGCTGTTAGACCGCATTTGTCTGCAAACGGATTAGCTGTTGTACAAAAGACACACGATGCCGAAGGTGGCGTTTGTGTGGAAACCGTGATTATTCACGAATCAGGTCAAGAAATGTCATTTGGCAAATTGTTTGTGCCTGCTAGCAAACACGACAGTCAGGGTTTCGGTTCAGCTTTGAGCTACGCAAAGAGGTACTCAATCCAAACCGCCATGTGCGTTGCCTCGGCTGACGATGATGGTGAATCTGCCGTTAAATCAGCGCCACCAAAGGTTGAGAAACCCAAAGGCATAGATATGGATGCAACTGTTGACCAAATGGCGGCAGCGGTCAGCTACGAAAGCCTGAAGGACATATTTAGACTGGCTTGGACACAATGCCTGAAAGAACAACAACCCGTCTTAAAAGCAATGTATGACGGAATCAAAGCAAACTGGGAGAATCAATAGTGGCTACGGACTTAAATCATTGTACTTTTATCGGCAGGCTTGGGCGTGATCCTGAATCACGTTACACAGCTGACGGTAACGCAATCTGCAATTTCTCTATTGCAGTCGGTTACAAGACCGCAACAAAGGAAACGACAGAATGGGTCAGGATCACGGCTTTTGGTAAGTTGGCAGGAATATGTGCCGATTACCTAAAGAAAGGCTCACAGGTCTTTATAGCGGGTCGTATGACCACTCGCAAGTGGCAGAACAAAGATGGCGTGGATCAATACACAACTGAGGTGGTTGCTGACCAGATGCAAATGCTTGGTGGTCGGCCTGCTGAAGATGCATTGCCAGTTGCTGCGCCCGCCAAACCAAAATCTGACGCTTACAGGTCAATTAAAGAGGGGATTGTCGTGCCTCTTGATGAAATGATCGACGATGTGCCGTTCTGATGACGCAGACGGAGGAAGCAATTTTAATAAGTTGGCGCATCCAGCAATGGTACGAAGGCATGGTTCTTGACGCAAGGGCTATGCAAGACCTACAGGATGCAATCGAGATGCTTAAAACTTTAGCTAAACAGGTGCAAAAATGAGTAACAGAGAAATTGATAGTGAAGAAATGACTTTGCGCGATTACTTTGCCGCAAAAGCAATGCAAGGATTGTTAACTCAAGAATATTTTCAAAATGAAGCCTTCAATGTTGTTACAAACGAGGCGTACAAATTTGCTGACGCAATGATGGAGGCACGGAAATGATTATTAAATCAGCAGATTCAGAATCAGGCCATTGGTACGCAGCTGACGGTTCACCAGCGTACAAGATAATTGGCAAGAACGGTAAAGAACGCAACACAACGGTTCGTGACGCACGGGAACTCAATTTAGTACCGTCGGTGACTACGGTTTTGGGATTAGTTGCCAAGCCTGGCTTATCCAACTGGTTGCAACAACAGGTGTTATTGGCTGCGCTGACGTTGCCACGCATTGATGGAGAAACGGAGGAAAACTGGCTAGAACGGGTGATGACCGACAGTAAGTCTACGGGTCGTGACGCTATGGACAGAGGTACGGCAATGCACGGGGTGCTTGAGCGTTTTTACCGTGGCGAACAAGACGATTACCCTGTTTATGTTAACCAGGTTGATGCGTCGATCAGAATCCACTTTGGGCATGACCAGACTTGGGAGGCAGAGCGATCTTTTGCATACGAAGGCTTTGGCGGCAAGGTGGATTTGATTGCTGAAAACATCGTGATCGACTTTAAGAGCAAAGATAAGCTCGACAAGGTTGTGCCGTATCACGAACAACTGATGCAATTGGCTGCCTACCGTGTTGGCCTTGGCAAACCCACAGCCAGATGCGCTAACGTGTTCTTTACTGCTGAAGGCGATGTGAAACTGATCGAACATTCTGAGGACGATTTAGCCTCTGCGTGGGATTGCTTTCAATATTTATTAGCGTTCTACAAGCGTAAAAACAACTTATAATAAATCGTCGGTGTTGTTCACTCCTTGTTCCATCGACCGCCCCTTAATTGGGGCGTTTTGTTGTAAAAATCCAAATAAATTAAAAATAATTGCAAAAACTAGGGTTAACACCTATGTAATTAGTGTTTAGATAGCTTAATATCAATTATCGCAACAAGCGATCAACCACGACAAAAGGTACATAAATGAAATACTCATACATCCAGATGACAGACGAAGGCAAGCGCCAGTTAATGCGTGAACTTAGCCTTGAGCTTACCGACAAAAAGATTGCAGAGCTTATGGATCAATTTGCCGATGGCGTAAAAACAGACAGCAATGGCGAACCGTACATTAAGATTGACCGTGACGATGTGCTAATTTGTGCCTGCCGGATGTACACCCATTTCATTGACATTAACTATATTGAAACTGTGACAGCAAACGAGGAGGATGGCAGCGATGAATAAGCGTAACTGGCCTTTCTTGACAGACTTAGGCGATCCTAATTGGACAGGTCGCACCACTCGCACAATGCGTTGCCAAACACGCTATACACGGGCTGACGAACGCATACCGCCTATTGCTTGGGTAGTTGGTTTGTTGATGTTGGCAATGGTGTTTGGTTTCTTTCCACTTTTATCGGTGTTAATGACATGAACAAAATTGATTTAATTATTGATGCGCTATCAATTGCACAGAATTCAGTTTGGTCTAAGTTAAACGAAGAAGCCCTTGCCGCAGCTCGTGAGTTGAAAGAAATTGATAGCAAATTAGAAAAAGCCCGTGAAAACGCCAATAAAGTTTGGGAACAAGCAACAGGTAAACAGATATAAACACACAACACCACTCTACGCATTTGATGAGGTGACAAAATGAACCAAGTTGCAAGAAACACCGATCCGTCAACCAGTTGGGCTGCTGCCGACTCTGCAAAGGCTTTAGCGGCTCAACACGCCATTATTATTATTCAAGCCTTATGCAAGTATGGGGCAATGGGTAAAGACGGTATAGCCACGATTACAGGACTTGATGGCAATCAGGTAGCTAGGCGGCTTAGTGAATTAGAACGCAATCATGAAATCCTGTTAACTGGTCGCAACGTGCAAAGCAAATCTGGTCGGGCCGAAAGGGAATGGAAGGTTATGCCAAAGCAGATGGATTTGATATGAAAGACTGCCCACAGTACGGTATATAATATAAATTTACAGGGGATTTATATGGATACTTTTGTTCCAATACCAAATTGGGAAGTCTATGGCATTAACCAGTTAGGACAAATATCAAGAATTGGCGGCAAAAGAAAAGGCGCAAAACTTGGTAGATTGTTAAAAATTCAAACGCACAACACAAGAGGATATTCAATTGTTCGTCTTTATGACCAACAAAAACAAAAATCGTTTGATGTTCATAAATTGATGGCAATTACTTTTTTAGGAGATGTTCCAGCAGGTCATCAAATTTGTCATAACAATGGCTTAAAAACCGATTGCAGATTAGAAAATTTACGGATTGACACAACATCATCTAATCAAATGGATCGAATTAAACATGGGACATCTAACAGAGGGGTAAGAAACAATAAAAATAAATATCAAGAAGAAACAATTTTGATTGTGAAATCATTGTTGGAATCAGGTGCAAAAATTACTCAAACCGCACAATTTATGACAATGCCTTACCAAACTGTGCGCCACATTAAAAACAAAACAAGATGGGCATGGTTATGAGCCAACATGATCCACACAAAAGCGTCGAGTACATTTGGGACAATGCGCCGGCATATGCCAAAGCAAAGGGCGAACTGGCGCAACTGGAGGCGTTTAAATCAAGTTTAAAAGCTATCTTAATGAAAGAATCAGGCGAAACTAGCATTGGAGGTCAAGAGCGAGAGGCTTATGCTCACCCAAAGTATCAAACCCACTGTGATGCAATTGGGGCGGCTACAGAGCAAGTTGAGTTGTTAAAGTGGCGTATGTTAAGCGCACAGATGCGATTTGATGCCTGGCGCACAGAACAAGCCAGTAACCGACAAATTGAGAAAATAACTAAATGATCGATTATAAAGATGACTTTATTCGCATACGTAATCGCTTTGACCAATGGCAACCTGACGTAGAACATAGAAAACTTGAGCGTAGGTTGATTGGCACATATTTGTTTGGGTTAATTAAACGATATGAGTATTACTACACCGACTGGAGTAAAGAATGATCGATTATTCTGAAAGCCTAATTAAACTGACCGCAATGCAGAACCAATATCAAAAACTTGTATTGCAAGGCAAATATGAAGCAGCGGCTGATGTTGCTGTGGATATGCAGATTGTGGTCGTAGACTTGCAACAATGGGCAGAACATAAATGTACCGAAACCCCAAACTCTTAGTAGCTTGCCGCCAGCTGCCCTGCCAACTCTGCGAAATTGAGGACGGTACGGTGGTTGCAGCGCATAGTAACCAGTTAGCGGATGGTAAGGGAAAAGGCATTAAAGCGTCTGATTACAGGGTAGCGGCGCTATGTTTTAGCTGCCACATGGATCTCGATCAAGGCAATAAACTGAGCAAAGACCAACGCCGAGAGTTTTGGGAAATGGCGCATCGACGCACAATTGGTGAGTTATTTGAACGCAATTTGATTAAATGTTAGCTACGCTTCAACTTCCCTTGCCACCGTCAGTAAACGCTTACTGGCGCAATTTCCACGGCAGAACAATACTGTCTAAGGCTGCAAGGGACTACAAACAAACCGTCAAAGACTACGTTTTCATTAACAAAATACCTAATTTTGGCAATGCCCGACTTCAAGCAATCATTACGATATTCCCTAAAGACCGTAGAAAACAAGATTTGGATAACAGACTCAAAAGTTTGCTAGACAGTTTAGGCAACGCAGGCGTGTTTGATGATGATAGCCAGTTTGACAAAATAGAAATTGGCAGGGGGTCGATTAAATCAGGCGGCGGTTGTACAATTGTTATAGCCATCTTGTGAGGTCACTATGGACTATCCTGCCGTTTTCGTTGCAACTTTGTTCCATAGCGGGACAAACGCACACTTCATGCACTTGCAGACCGACAGTTACGCCAAGCACGTTGCGCTGAATGAATACTACGACACCATTATTGAGCTAGTTGATAAATGGGCAGAGGCGTATCAAGGCGCTTACTCAATCATCAAGAGCTACCCTAAAGACTTCCACCTAGCCACCGATCCCGTCAAATACATCACAGGCGTAAAAGCGTTTGTTAAAGATATTCGAACGGAATTGCCTAAAGACTCAGAGCTACAGAACATTTGTGACGAGATTGCGGATCTGATTGACTCGACCCTTTATAAGCTAAAAGCGTTTAAATAATGGCTGACCCAAAACAAATTGCTGACGCATTGGCTCAAGACCAGTTGCTTGCCCAATTTAATCGGGGCGAAGGTCAAGCGCAGCCTTGGTACATGAAACCGATGGACATGGAAGGTCGAGCAACATTTCTACCGTTTAAAGATACGCTGCCAGGTTCGGTGATGAATCAACGTGAATTAGCGTTGCCAGGGCTATTAGCGGGAGCCGTCAACGCATTTACAGCACCAGGTCGAGTATCCACGCAAGGGTTTGATGCACCAGAGGAAGCCCAAAATTTAGCAATGAACGTCATGGGAGGCGGCATTACGACTGGCAAAATAATGCGAAACCCGACAGGCGTGGGTGGCAAAGACGTTGGAATGTTTATTGGTTCAAATGCAAAAGGATGGAACGCAACCGATTACGCAAAAGCATTAGAAATGGAACAAGCTGGCGCAACTCCAAGACAAATTTGGTCGGAAACAATGAATTGGAAAGGGCCAGAAGGTCTTTGGCGACAAGAATTAGATGATAGTGCCGCAACTTTAGCGGTAAAAAAATTGCAAGACATTCCCTATAACGAAAATGTAAAAACTCATGAAGCCTTAACTCATCCAAAATTATATGAAAATTACCCTGGTTTTCAATATTATGATTTAGGGTATGAGTCAACACCAGGAATTTTAGGAAGTTTTGATTCAAAAAACTCTAAATTTACTACTGGCGGCGGCAGAACATTATTTAATCCAGAACAAGCAAAATCAACTTTATTGCATGAAATTCAACATGGGATACAAAACAAAGAAGGGTTTTCTACTGGTGGCAATCCTACAGATATGGCAACAATAATTGGAGAATTACGAAGGCAAGAATTAAAACCGTTAGAAGAAGGTGCAAGCAATTGGAAATTTGCGGCAAATAATTTAGGTCGTGCAGAAAGTATTTTGTATATGCACAAACTAGACAAATTAAGTCAATCTGAAAATATTAAACCTAGACAAATAACAAATTTGCAAGATTGGTATAAGTATGACCATCAAATTATGTCTGAATTTGGTTCAATGCCTAAAAAAGCAGGGGCAGAACGTGACGCATGGATACAAAATGCTGCAAATTTTATAAAAGAAAAAAATATTGAAGCAAAACCATATTTAGCTGATTATATTTATCGTGACCCCAAAGAATTAACAAATTTATCTCGCAGATCATCAAGACAAATGGACAAATATCGTCCAGACGCTTTTCAAACCAATGAAACAATAACAAAATACAAAAACATAAATAATTTAACGCCCGAAGAACAATATTTTCGTTCTGCTGGCGAAGCTGAGGCTAGGGCAACTCAAGCACGAATGAATTTAAGTTTAAAAGAACGTAGAGCAAAATTTCCAGAAGAATCTTTTGACAGAAATAGAAATGATTTAATTTCTTACAATAGAAAAAAACTGTTGCAACAAGAATTTGATAAGTTAGATAAATAAGCTAAACTTAATATATCTAAATCTAAGACAATTGAGAAAGATATGCAGCAAGCTAAAGTAGCTAAAACTAGATCAAGGGTTGGTGGTCGAGCCGTAGGTACGCCTAATAAGTCCACAGCGAAGGCTAGAGAGGCGATTGCAGCGTTCGTTGATGGTAATGCCCACCAGTTGCAAACGTGGCTTGAGCAGATCGCTATAGATGAACGGTATGGCCCGAAGGTAGCGTTTGATTGCTTTATGTCAGTAGCTGAGTACCACGTTCCTAAACTTGCACGAACCGAACATACTGGCGCTAATGATGGCCCGATCGAATTGGTGGTCAAGTGGCAAGACGGGAAGTAACTTTACCGTATTCGCCTAGACAGGCATTTAAACCTTTTCACGATAGGAGTGAGCGGTGGGCGTGTTTAGTTGCCCACCGCCGAAGGGTGCAGGCAAAACAGTTGCAGCCATTAATGACATTGTTCGGGCTGCGCTCATGTGCAAAAGCACAAACCCGCTATTTGCATACATTGCGCCGTTTCGCAGCCAGGCAAAGTCTGTGGCTTGGGATTATCTCAAACACTTTGCTGCGCCTGTGCTTGCGTCATCTAACGAGGCCGAACTGACCATTGAGCTAATAACTGGCGGCAAAATACGCTTGTTTGGGGCTGACAACGCAGATGCCATGCGGGGATTAGGCTTTGATGGCGTGTTTATGGACGAATATGGTGACTTTAGACCTAGCGTTTGGGGTAACGTCATTCGACCAACATTGTCAGACAAGCAGGGTTGGGCTGTGTTCGCTGGCACACCAAAGGGTAAGAATCAGTTTTGGCAAATATTTGAAACAGCCAAGAAAACGCCTGACGAGTGGTTTCACCTTGTTTTAAAGGCTAGTGAATCTGGGCTGTTACCTGACACAGAGCTACGGGCAGCTGCCGCACAGATCAGCGATGACCAGTTTCTACAAGAGTACGAGTGTTCGTTTGAGGCGGCAATCCTTGGCGCTTTCTATGGCGAGGACTTACGCAAGATCACAGATGCCGGTCAGGTTAGGCGTGTTGATTACGATCCGCACCTACCCACATACACGGCTTGGGATTTAGGCTATCGTGATGACACGGCTATTTGGTGGTATCAGGTGGTACGCAACGAAATCCACATCATTGATTATTTTGCAATAAGTGGTGCAAACATTGCAGAAATAGCTAAAATAGTCGTAGAAAAACCGTATAAATACGCAAAACATTACCTACCGCACGATGCAAGGGCTAAAACTCTAGCAGCAGCGGGTAAGTCAGTTATTGAGCAATTGAGTGAGTATCTAGGCATCAACAACATGGCGATTGTGCCTGACTTGTCGGTGCAAGATGGGATTCAGGCGGTTAGACAGATGTTGCCGCAATGTTGGTTTGACAGCGAACGAACGCACGATGGGCTAGAGGCACTTAGGCAATATCAGCGGGAATATGACGAGGACAAGAAGGCATTTAGGCAAACGCCACGGCATGATTGGACAAGCCACCCAGCAGATGCGTTCCGAATGTTAGCAATTGCGTGGAGGTTAGAGCCAAAGGTTAAGCAGCCAGATGTTGTTAAACCGTTGATTGTCGGGCCTGAGAACACAGTAACTTTAAATGATATGTGGGCAACCCACACCACTAACCGGAGTAGAAGATTATGAGCGGCGTACAAAATCCTTATGAGTATCAATACGAAACCGTTGCAGCAAGCCAAACAGCACAAGTTTTAGGCGGCACGGGTGCAGTCGGTGACTATGTGCATAAGTTAATTGTGAACGTGGCAACGCCTGCAACTGGAACAGTTACGCTTATTGATGGGTCTACTTCAATTGCGATTGTTCCTGCAACAACAGCAGCAGGCGCATATTCTATTGCGATTGAGGCAATATCAGCGTCTGGCTCTTGGAAAGTTACAACTGGCGCTGGTGCTAGTGTGATGGCGGTTGGCATTTTTAGCGCATGATCGTAGCAAGCGTATTGCGCTCTGGCGGTGATTTCAAGCCTGAACACGTTTATGCGTTGCAAAAGATGTGCGCCAAGTATTTGCCACCGCACAAGTTTGTGTGCCTGACAGATATGGAATTAGAGTGCGAAACCATCCCGTTATTGCATGACTGGGTTGGTTGGTGGGCAAAAATGGAGTTATTTCGGCTACCAAGTGCGTTGTATTTTGATTTAGATACCGTGTTAACTGGTGACTGTACGGCTATGGTTGAGGCGGCAAAGCAGCATGATTTTGTGATTATGCGTGACGTTTACAGGGGTCAATACAACCCGAAAGCCATGCAAAGCAGCATGATGTATTGGTCGAAACCTGTTGATTTATACGACAAGTTTGCAGCATTGCAGATGTATACGGCGGGTGGTGATCAAAGCTACATTGAACACTTTATGCGGGACAAAGTGACGTACTGGCAGGACATTACAGATGGTATTGTGAGCTTTAAGGCTGATGTTCTGCTTAAAGGGGTAGACGATGCCAAGGTTGTGATATTTCACGGCAAGCCTCGTCCGTGGGAACAAACAAGGGTAAGCTATGAAATTGGTTGAAGGCTGGCAAGTTCCCGATATTGACGAGTGCTGCATTAACGCACTTTTGGTCGAGCTACCAGACTTGAATGTGAGCTATACCCACATGAACCAGTTTCGTACCGTCATTCAGGCCGGTGGCAATATCGGCGTTTATCCCGCTACGATGGCAAAGCAATTTGAGCGTGTCATCACAGTCGAGCCTGATCTGGTTAATTATCAGGCGTTGCTACTAAATGTCGCAGGCCACGCCAACATTGAGCATCATTGGGCTGCATTTGGTGAGAAACAAGGTACAGCCTCAGTCGATCACCCATACCCTGAAAACATTGGGGCGCATCAGTTAAAGGCGGGTAATGACGTTCGGGTGCTAACCATTGACTCCTTTTGCGTAGATAACTGCGATTTTATTCAGTTAGATATTGAAGGCTACGAGCATTTAGCATTGCTAGGTGCAGAACGCACGATTAAAAAGACACACCCAGTTATCACGCTAGAGCTTAAAGGCTTGGGCAGTCGATACGGGTACAGCGACGAGGACACAATCAACCTACTCCAAGATTGGGGCTACGAGATTGTCGGGCGGGTCAACCGTGACGTAATTTTTGCGAGATACTAAGATGGAAGCATTGACTGGCGTTCAAAAGTGGCTAAATGTAATCAGCCAATACGACAATGAGTTCAAAAAATGGGAAGCTCGCACAAATAAGATTGTGAGGCGCTACCGTGATGACAACCGCAATCAGAACACGAACGAAACCGCTAAATTCAACATTCTGTGGTCTAACGTACAGACGCTGATCCCTGCGGTATATGCCAGACTACCAAAGGCTGACGTATCTCGACGATTTGGGGATAACGACCCAGTTGCCCGTGTTGCCAGTCAATTGATTGAACGTGCCTTGGACTTTGAAATCGAGCATTACACCGATTTCAGATCGACCATGAAACACGCAGTTGAGGACAGGTTCTTAGGTGGTCGAGGCGTGGCATGGGTGCGTTACGAGCCGCACGTTCGGGCGCAAGACATTCCTGAAGATGGGCTGCAAGTAACCGAAGATGTGGACGAGGTTGACAGCACAGGTCAGCAAGTCAAGACCGCAATGACGCTTGATGGCGCTATGGGCGAGGAAGTCGAGCAGCAAGAGGAAATTGAGTACGAGTGTGCGCCTACCGATTACGTTCATTGGAAAGACTTTGGACATTCTGTTGCCCGTACATGGGAGGAGGTCACTCAAGTTTGGCGCTGGGTCTACATGACCAAAGACAGCCTTATCGAACGCTTTGGCGAGGAAACGGCTAAATCTATCCCGTTGGATGCAGGGCCTGAAACCAATAAGCAATATTCGACCCAATCCAAAGACTTCACACGGGCTAAGATTTGCGAGTTGTGGGACAAAGAAAGCGGCAAGGTGTACTGGATTAGCAAGAGTTGCCCAAACATTCTTGACGAACGTGAAGATCCGCTAGAGCTTGAAAACTTCTTCCCGTGTGCCAAACCTTTGTACGCAACGATGACGAGCGACACGCTTGTGCCTGTGCCAGACTTTGTGCTGTATCAAGACCAAGCGACAGACCTAGACATTTTGACTGACCGCATTGATGGGTTGGTTAAGGCGTTGCGTGTGCGTGGGGTCTATGACGCATCACAACCCACATTGCAGCGTCTTTTGACTGAGGGTGATAACAACACACTAATCCCAGTTGATAAGTGGATGGCGTTCTCTGAAAAGGGTGGATTAAAAGGGTCGATTGACTTGTTGCCAATTGATGTGATGGCGGCAACGCTCATGCAATGCTATCGAGCAATGAATGAAATCAAAACCCAAATCTATGAAATTACAGGTATTAGTGACATTATTCGGGGACAAGGACAAGCCTCTGAAACCGCTACGGCACAACAGATTAAGGGTCAGTATGCAGGACTGCGCTTGCGCTCGATGCAAGAAGATGTTGCCCTGTTTGCGAGTGAGCTATTCCAGTTAAAAGCACAGGTTATCTGCACCAAGTTTCAGCCCACAACGATTCTTATGTACGCTGCCGCACAAGGTATGCAACCGGCAGATCAGGCGTTGATTCCGCAGGCGTTGCAGCTAATCCAAGACAAGCCTCTACGCTCGTTCCGCATCCAAGTGGATTCAGATAGTCTGGTGCAGATTGACGAGAACCAAAACAAACGTGAACGAGTTGAGTTCTTGCAAGCGATGGGTGGGTTCTTGACTCAAGCGTTGCCAATGGGTCAACAAGCGCCAGAGTTAGTGCCTATGCTGATCGAATTGGTCAAGTTTGGCGTTGGTGCATACAAGAAAGCTGCGCCAATTGAGGGTACGATTGACCAAGCTATGCAAGAGTTGCAGATGAAACAACAGCAAGCAGCACAGCAGCCACCACCACCAAACCCAGAGGTGATGAAAATGCAAGCAGAGCAACAATTTGAGCAAATGAGGATGCAAGCTCAAGCACAGACTGAGCAAATGAAGATGCAAGCCACGGCACAAGCCGAACAGATGCGAGTGCAGGCAGATGGGCAGATTGCTCAAGCTAAGGCACAGGCTGAGATGCAGATTGCACAAATGAAGATGCAAGCAGAGGCAGCACTTGAGGCGCAAAAGCAACAACATTTGCAAGCTATGAAACAAGCTGAACTGGATCACGCTGACCAATTAGAGCGATGGAAGGTCGAGCTTGAGCAGGCTACTAAGATCACGGTAGCAAGGATCGGTGCTAACCCTGGCATGGACATTCCAT